ATTTCCTCCGCCGTTGCACTTCACGCGCGTGCGTGAGTTGAAAGATGATGAAGTCTTTGCACAACCCTATAATAATGTGTTGCACTTCACGCGCGTGCGTGAGTTGAAAGAATTACGTCGTTTATTACCTGCATTATATCACCAGTAGTTGCACTTCACGCGCGTGCGTGAGTTGAAAGATTGTCAGTCTCCTTAATGCCTGCCGGTCTCCCCAGTCGCACTTCACGCGCGTGCGTGAGTTGAAAGATTTCCTGAAACATTTTTAAAACGTGTCCTAAATGTCGCACTTCACGCGCGTGCGTGAGTTGAAAGATTTCCTTCATAGTGTATTGATGGGCTGTCTACGTCGCACTTCACACGCGTGCGTGAGTTGAAAGAAATGCGTATTGACAGATAATTTTACAGAGGCAACATTGCTTAGGTCGCACTTCACGCGCGTGCGTGAGTTGAAAGAGGATAATCAAAAGTTGAATGAATCTGAGGTGAAAGTCGCACTTCACGCGCGTGCGTGAGTTGAAAGCTTCTCTCCAATTCCGACGCTATAAACTCTTAGTCGCACTTCACGCGCGTGCGTGAGTTGAAAGAAAAATGGTATGAACCGTACAATAATCTGGCAGCCTGGTCGCACTTCACGCGCGTGCGTGAGTTGAAAGTATGCCACATAATCGCTGCCGGTGGTTTACAAGTCGCACTTCGCACACGCGTGCGAGTTGAAAGATGACTGGTGTCGGTGCATCTGGTAAAACAATCCTGTTGCACTTTGCACGTGCGTGCAAGTTGAAAGTGTTCTGGTGTACTGATACGGATGTATGAAATATATCTTACTTCGCACGCGCGTGCGAGTTGAAAGGGAAAACCTAATGTTCCGTGTGTGATTAGCAGTTTCACTTCGCACATGCGTGCGAGTTGAAAGGTTTTGTCTTTTATTAATTGTGGTATTTTTGGTTGCACTTCGCACGCGCGTGCGAGTTGAAAGGCACTCAACCGCTTTGTATAAATTCAGATTTTTAGTTGTACTTCGCACGCGTGTGCGAGTTGAAAGAAGGATAACAGTGGTATATTTAATACAAATGAATTGTCGCACTTCGCACGCGCGTGCGAGTTGAAAGAAAAGATCCAATTGAAAAACAATATGCTGATAAAAGTTGTACTTCACACATGCGTGTGAGTTGAAAGGTATCGCCCTTACGAATTTTCGTATCGCCTTAAGTTGTAATTCACACATGAGTGTGAGTTGAAAGTATAGGGGAATCGCTAGTCTGGGGAATCGCTAGTCTGGGGAATCGCTAGTCTGTCGCGCTTCGCACGTGCGTGCGAGTTGAAAGATGAGTTTCGCTTCAGAATTGTTAAGACTTAGTTATCTTCGCACGTGCGTGCGAGTTTTATCAGGTATATTATTATAATCTTGACATTTCAAGATAAATGAATTATATTATACAATGGAATAAAACATGAAATATTACGTTGGTTTTCCCATTTCATTTGCTTGTAATTTACGTTGTCCGTATTGTTTTAACACGGAGTATTATAGTTATATTGATAGGAAGGAAGGTATTAACAAATGGCGGGAACAGAGACCGTTTAGTATAGAGCAGTATAAGGATTGGCGTAATAAGTATTTAAGGTCAACAGATATTATAATGCATTTATTTGGTGGGGAGCCTTTTTGTTATCAGAATATTAAGGATGTTTTTGATATATTGGATAAGATGGATATAGAGAAGTTTGATTTGTTAAGTAATGGTATAGCTAATGAGGATTGTTATTTAGGATTAAAGAAATATGCTTCAAAGATACATCGTATAGGATTTACGTATCATAGGAATGTAATAGAGGAGAATGATGCGTTAGTTAGGAAGTTTGATAACAATGTAATGAATGTTTCTAAGTTTATATCGAATGTATATGTTAAGGAGTTGTTATTTAAGGAGAATCGTGGTAAGATATTAGAGTTTAAGGAGTTTTGGAAGCGTAAGGGTATATCGTTTAAGATACAGGATTTTAAGGGAATGGATAGAGGGATGAGTCGTGAGTCGTATAAGGAGTATACGCCTGTTGATAATTTTTTAGTTGATTCAGAGTATAAGCATTATGGGAGAGAGTGTAGTTGTAAGGCAGGATATCAGAATTTATTTATACGTGGGTTTGATATGGCAGATGTATATCCTAATGGTGGGGATGTAATAGCTTGTTGGTATGATCCTTGTGTTATAGGTAATATAGTTGAGAATTGGTTTAATCCTGATTATAAGATTAATAGAGTTTCTAAAGGAATTGAGGTAACAGGAGTTCCTAAAATATATAGAGGGACATATGAAAAGGATTTATATATTTCAAAGGAGAAGTAAATGATACAGTTATATGCGATTGATGAAGATGCTTTAGTTTTACCAGTGAATGAAACTGCTATTGGGAAGTATGAAGTTTGGGTAAAGTATAATGATTTGGTAAAAGAAGGAATACATATACCAATTAAAGATGAAGTTTTTATAAGACATAATAAAACAAGTATGACTTTATGGAATTTAAGAAGTAAGTGTGCTGCTTCTGGTCCTGGTGTTATATCTGTTACAATAGAAGAATTAAATGCAATTGATAAAGAATGTACTAACTAAAGGAGGTAAACTTGTATTCTTTTAGAAATTTTATATTAGAAATTTCTGTTGTATTTTTACTTGCAGTTACTGTATATTTTGTATTTCAAATAAACCAATTAAAGAAAAGATTACAAGTCATAGAAAGCAACTATACTCCTTTAACAGTAAGTCAACAAAGAGCTGATTGCGTTAATGCTGATATTAGTGAATTAAAAGTTAGATTATCAATGGTTTCTTTTAATTTAGATAAAGCATATAAAATTAATAATAACTGGATAGTCGGTCTTACAACAGATCAAATTGATTCTATTAAAATATTCTGCAATCCTTTAGATTATAATAGAATAGCTAAAAAATTAAGAAAACAAAACAAATGAAACTAAATGAAATAAAAAATCAAAAACAACTTATATTTCAAGTCCATGATCAAGTTAAGTTTCAACAAGATATTCAATCCAGTGATATGATTGAACACAAATTACGTATTCATATTGATGGCGGTGGTGGTCTTTGGGATTTTTTATGGAGAAAATTAAAGATGGATCTTGATCGTCAAAATCATGCTGTTCAAATAATGGATCAAATATATGAAACTAAATGAAATAAAAACTGAAAAACAATTTCTAGATCAAATATGTTCAAAAATTGAATTTGAAAACAATAATGAATTTCGTTTATTAGTTAATTCTCAAATTATATTACAAGTCATACCTCAAATTAGAGATCAAATTTATTCTAAAATTAGAGATCAAGTTTGGATTCAATTTAATTCTTTGGTTTATCATAGAATTCGAGTTCTAATAAATGAAACTATCAGATTGTAAAAATAGTAATTTTGTTGACTCACAGGCTTTTTTTCTAGTTAGAGCTAAGGTGTTGAATGAAGTTGATAATGAAATAATAGATATTATATTTTCAAAAATAGTATATAATCCAGTACATGAATATATGCGGGGTTTAAATTTAGAATCTATTATTCTTTTAATTCAGGAGCAAATAAACGAAACTAATGAACTTAAAGCAATATTTGGAATTAGGTAATGATAGAAAAATAAAAAAGTCAAAAACGAACTTAAATAACTTAGTCTTAATAGGAGATGTTCATGGATTATTTTATGAATATACCCAATTAATTAAAAATAGTAATTGGAAAAACACTTTACAACTAGGCGACATGGGTGTTGGCTTTCCTAATCAAAAAGCATTAGATCTATCAGGTCTATCAGGCAATCATATGTGGTTTAGAGGCAATCATGATAATCCTGAAGTCGCAAAAAACCATCCTAATAATATAGGCGACTATGGAATATTAGAAGGTAATTTTGTTAATGATAGATATAATAAACTATTTTATATGGCCGGCGCTTGGTCTATTGATTGGAGTCTAAGAATACCTAATGTTACTTGGTGGGAAGATGAACAATTAAGTGACGATGAAATTATTAAGGCTATAGATTTATATGAACAAACATTACCTAATATAGTAATAACTCATGATTGCCCTACAAGCATTTTAGAGGTTCTACATCATCACGTTATTAAAAGTAAGACTTCGTCAGCTTTTGATATTATGTTAAAAATTCATAAGCCTTCATATTGGATATTTGCTCACCATCATATGAGCTGGAAAGGTATAGTTGATGATGTGTCATATATTGCATTAAATGAATTAGAAACTCTTGACATTTCTTAACCCATGAATTATATTACATATGAAAGGGATAATTATGGAAATCACAAAAAATATCCAAGTCCCAACAGGTAATATTTTAATTGTAAATGGTGAACTTGGTCCATTAGAAATGTTATCCCTAGGTGACTATGGAAAGAATGTTAATGTCAAATGTGATGCAATGGGACTTTCTAGAGAATTAAATCAAGTTCAACATACTAAACTTTTACCATTAGAAGAAAAATGGGTCATTACAATCTCAACCCAGTACGGATGTAAAATTGGTTGCCAGTGGTGTGACGTGCCTAAAGTAGGTCCTGGTAGAAATGCAACTGAAAAAGATTTAATCCATCAGGTATTAACAGGTATTAAGTTACATCCAGAAGTTGAATTTTCTAAAAGGTTAAATATTCATTTTGCTAGAATGGGTGAACCTACATTTAATCCTAATGTGTTAGATGCAACTAAATGGTTTAAAACGCATATTGATCCAGAATATCATATTCATCCTGTTGTATCTACCATGATGCCTAGAAAAAACGAATGGCTTAAAACATTCATTCATACTTGGATGCGTATGAAAAATAGATTGCTTAAAGGTGAAGCCGGATTACAACTAAGTATTAATAGTACCAATGAAGAAGAACGTAAAGAAATGTTTAATAATAATGCCTGTACATTAGAAGAAATTGCTAAAATAATGGATGGTACTATTCCTAATGGTAGAAAAATAACTTTAAACTTTGCTGTTGCTGATTATGAAGTTGACGGAATGATTTTAAGAAAATATTTTGATCCTGATTATTATATATGTAAATTAACTCCAATGCATAAAACTGAAACTGCTATTCAAAATGAAATTAAAACAAGTGGCGATTATACAACATATACTCCTTATAAAGATATTGAAACCAATTTAAAAAATGCTGGCTATGATGTACTAGTCTTTATTGCATCTAAAGAAGAAGATGATGGCAGAATAACTTGTGGTAATGCAATACTTTCTGGTACTAAACCTTTATGTAATTATAAGGAAATTACATGATAACTTTTAGAGACAAAGAATATTCATCCAAAGCTGATATAGTTCGCTTTCTATTTGATTCTGGTGAACTAACTATGAAATCAGATTCAAAAAAGAAAGTAGCCGAAGAACTACAAATGACAGTTCAAACAGTTCACGCTACATTAGTTAAACATAATAAAATTAGTGTGGTTAAAATAACTAAACCTGCAAGTATTGATAATATTACTATAAGTCCTGTTCCAACTCAATTAAAAAATAAGGTTTTAAAGGCTAAACAAAGTGATAGTATTAATGCAGAAGATCATAGATTTGAAATTATTACTGCACCTAATCCTTGGGGCTTACCTGTTTGTAATCCTCCTTTAGTAATGGTTGATAATACTTTTACGCAATCTTCCTTAAACAAATGGCATGATGCTTTAGAAATTTAATATGTCAAAACGCCTAGAAGAAATGTATCAAAAAGCTATTGCTTATAATGAAGTAGCTTTAGAATACTCATTTAAAAAACATCAGTGTAAAAGATGTAGAAAAGTCTTTGTGCCTAGACTATGTAAAGACGTTGATATTTGTCCTAAGTGTGAAGGTAAAGCTATTAATGTAGAACAAGAAGATAATAAAAATTTAGATGATTGGAGATGTTTTAAAGTAAATGGAAAATTGGGTGCATAATCCTTTACCTATAGAACAAACGGATCCTGAGTTTGCTAATTTACTTTTAAACTATTATAAGACTAAAAATATACCTAAAGTCGGGCGTAATGAACCTTGCCCTTGTGGTGCTGTGAAAAACGGAAAACGGATAAAATATAAGAATTGTCATGGAAGGATTCAATAATGCAGACTTTTCTACCATAGAATACAAGGATAGCTTAAATGACTCAATCACAAGAAAATGATATAATAGGTTTATTAAATACATTAGACTACGTACTATCAACTCCTCAAGAAAAAGACACACGCAAAGATGTTATACGTGATATTGTCTATAAATGGCGTAAACTAAAAATAGAAATTGATAATACTTATATACATTCAACATAGTTTATAGATAACAATAACTAACCAATATGGTTTAATTTTAATTTATTCAACCTCTTGACATTTTAACTTTCTTGATGTATATTCATATCAAGAAAGGTCAATTATGCCTTATACCATTAAAGAAATCCGCAAAAACGTGCTTCAAATTGAAGCAGATACCCAATATGAAATAGCCTCTATGTTCCTACGCCCTCAGGAATACTATGAGTCTCCGTTTGAGAACATATATCGCAATGTATTCACTTTGGATGAATATATGGATACATATGCCAAAAAGAACGGAGCTTTTACATATTATACAGACTGGAACGGCTTTAATATCCCAGGAAATATTCTAAACGAGTTTTATACCAAGTTTCAATATATTCTTAATAAAAAAGAAATTGAACTGTATAACCTTATCAAAAGCTTAGTTAATGTTGATAAAGACAAATATTATGTTATTGGGACCTGTAAATCTTCACCAGTTGCCATTAAACATGAAGTTGCTCATGCTTATTGGTATCTCTATAGTAGTTATAAAAAATCAATGAAAGAGATTATATACAACAGTGATGAACAAATTATTTCTAAAATTGAAGACCATTTGCTTAATATGGGCTATAAAGGTAGTATGATATACGATGAAATTCAGGCATATTTATCAACCGGCTTTAAACACTGGCTTTTAGAACATATTGAATGGCGAAAAATTAAGAATGTTAAAATAGATAATCTGTCATTGTTTACTAAATGCTTTAAAGAAAATGATGCCATATATCAATTTAAAAAGAATTGAGGAGGTATTAAATAAAAAATTGAAATAAGATTGTACGCGGAATCCGGTATATTTAATTCATAACAAGTCCGTGGGGTGAGACGAAAGTCTCATGGAGGACATTATGAGTGAAAGCAGAAAAGAAATACTTAATCGTCAAATTCAAGATCTGGAAATAGAAGTTGAAGCATTAACTCAGAACAAAAATTATCTTGAACTTGAAGTTGAGAGGAAAAATATTAAGCTTTGCACCGTTGATGATAAGCATGAACTCTTGCGTCGGGCAATAGAGGTTGGATCCAACGCATACATCAAGATACCTAATGAAATTTTGGCGAACCTGACGAAGAAGGCTGCTGAGAAATTAATGTGTGAAATAGAAAAACTTTAACCGATCCTTTCGTATTTGAAATGATTTAATTTACCGGACCTGCGTACTTTATGATGCTTTAAAGAGTTTGATAATTTAAATAATACTTTAAAGGAGTGAATATGAAACTTGGTGCAGTGTGGCTTGTTGCTCAGATTGTTTTTTGGATTTCTTATCTTATTACGCAGATTGGTGTTCCAAATGATGCGTATGTCATTGGATGGGAACATATATTTATAATGGCTGCTATTATCGCTTCTATTGCAATGCCAGCGTTTTTGGCAGGGCGCGACAGTATTAAATAAGGAATTATTATGAATAGATATGGTGTTGATGTTTCATATTTTGAAAAAGAATTAGCTGCATTATCACGGTCATTACCTAATAGAACACCAGCAGAACTTGAGAGATATCTTATTCGATTAGCCAAAGTAGCTCGTCCGCATAAAGTTAAAAAGAGTTCTAAACCTAAACAAGCATTATCAATTGATCAACAAATTGCTTATAATGAAACTTTAATTGATAGTGCAGTAATGAATCTTAGACGTTTTGGTCAATCATAAAAAAATATAAAAGGTCTATTATGTGGTATTCAGTAAAAGATAAATTACCTAATCCAAATGTTAATTGTTTAACGTATTCTCCTAATGTTAATGGTATATATCGTATTTTAAGTACATATAACGGAAGATTTTTTAGTGATGTTACTCATTGGATGTATCTTCCTAAAGGACCGGTTATAGAAAATGAATTATTTGATATTACTAATGACGATCATTTAATGACAATTAATGATTGGTTAGAAGAATGTTATAACGGTGCATTTATTGACTATGACGGGTACGGATGTCTTGCTTATGAAAAACAAAAATCTATTATTCAAGTTTGGCCTTCGATGATTATGAACAATGAATTTAAACAACTACGCAAAGATTTTACTCATATAGTTTGGTATAATAGATAAGGAAAATAATTAAATAAAGATTAATCTATGAAATCTATAAATTTAACACAGATGCTTAAAAAAGATGTTCAAAAATTTGAATATGAAAGTACTCCTATTGAAAATATTTTTAATATTGGAGGAATTAAAAGAATTTATTTAATGAATAAAATGATAAGATTATCTGGATGGTATCATAAACACGATTTATTAGCCAATGTTGGAATACGTAATCATTGGAATAAACTAACTGAGCTTTTAGGATTTAAGCCCAGTTATTATGTTACGTATGAATTTAGAAATGCTGTCTGGGGGTTTATTTGGCGTGAAAATCGTATACTTTTTAGTAAGAGTCTACGAGGTATTAATATACAAGTCGCAAACGATTTTGATGTGAATTTAGTAATACCTCTTATAAAAGATCTTATTTTAAAACTTAAAGCATAATTAAAATGTTATGGGAGAATGTTAATGTTTGAAATTAAAGGTAAATATACTACAGCGAAAGTGATGATTGATGATGTTGAGCCTACTTGTACCGCTCAGATTTATGGATTTGTAAACCATCCTGCATTCACTAACCCAATTGCTATTATGCCTGATACTCACGCAGGCAAGGGTTCCGTCATAGGTTTCACCATGCCAATGACAAGTAAGGTTATTGCAAATGTAGTTGGTGTCGATATTTCATGCGGGATGTTAGCAATCAATATTGGTCAAAATCTTCCTATTGCTTTAGAACAACTAGACCATAAAATTCGTCAGGCTATTCCATTTGGATTTAATACTCATGATAATTCAGTTATTAATATAGAAAAGGAGTTTCCGTTTAAGGAAGTTCGCGGATTAGCTCATAATTTTTCATTAGCATATAATCAACAGTTTGGAACTAATACTTATTTTGACGGGTATGATTATCATTGGTTTGTTCAAAAGTGTCATGATATTGGTGCAGATCTTGGTCGTGTTATTAAGTCTCTTGGTTCTCTTGGTGGAGGCAACCATTTTATTGAGGTTGGTATTGACGATAACAAAAACTATTGGGTTGTTATTCATACTGGTTCTCGGAACTTTGGAAAGTGTGTTTGTGAATATTGGCAGGGTATGGCTTCATCTGTTGTTCGTAAGGATAAACAAGAACAATTAAAGTTGCGTATTGAGGAAATTCGTAAGACTTATACTGGTATGGAAATCAAGACTAAAATTAAAGAAGCGCGCGCGGATCTTGGACTTGATGTAACTGTTTCGGACGAACTTCAGTATCTTGAAGGTGAAAATGCTCATGGATACTTATATGATATGATTTTTGCACAAAAGTATGCACAAGTTAATCGCGCATATATTGCTTCTGTTATTATGAATATTCTTGGTATTCAGGCAATTGATCGAATTGAAACAGTTCATAACTTTATTGATTTTCGTGACTTTATTATTCGCAAGGGTGCTATTCGTTCATATATTAATGAGCGTATGATTATTCCTTTTAATATGCGTGATGGTATCCTTGTTTGTGAAGGAAATTCAAACGCTGATTGGAACTATTCAGCTCCTCATGGTGCAGGGCGCCTTATGTCTCGCGCACAAGCTAAGAAGAATATTAAACTTGAAAACTTTACTGAACAAATGAAAGGTATATATTCTACATCAGTTTGTCAAGGTACTTTAGATGAAGCTCCTGATGCTTATAAAGATTCTAAAGTAATTGAACAAGCTATTGAACCAACTGCTAAAATTCTTTTTAAAATCAAACCAATTTTAAACATGAAAGATTCTGGCGAAACTCATTATAATAAGGATTAACACATAATGGAAGAAAGAACAATAATTTTATTTATAATATTTTATATAATTCAACTAGCTACAGTATTGGCATTTTTATATCTAAATGAATATAAAAGTAAAAAACAGTTTTTGTGGTGGTGTATACCGTTTATTCCAATAGTTATTTTTGTATATAAAAGTTTTACTTCAAAGTTTAAGGAGTTGGATTGATATATGAAAAATATTATAATGGTAACAACAATCATCCCATTAATATTTTATATGCTTCAAATGATTGGAGTGTTATCTCAATTATTAGTGGATCCAAGTGAATTTAAAAGCAAGAAACATTTTTTATGGTGGTGTATACCGTTTGTTCCTTTTATTGTTGTGATATATAAAAGTTTCTTTTTAATAGGTAAAAAGTTTAATTCTTTAAAATAAGGAGTTGATATATGAAACATATTCTAATACAAGTAGGGATTATATTTTTAGTTTGTTATATCTGTCAAATAGTGGGATTATTGATATTTTTATTTAATGATACTGGTGATTTAAAAAGCAGCAAACATTTTTTCTGGTGGTGTATTCCTGTTATTCCTTTCATAGTTTTAATATATAAAAAAATTAAAGATTTAGATTAATATATCAATTTGTATGACATTAACACTTCTTATTTGAAAGGATTACAACAATGACAGAATTAATTATTAATGGTAAACCAACAGCTCCTTTCAAGCATACTATTGTTGGATGTATAATATTGGGAGTTGAACAAATAGGCAATGATATTACTAAATTGATACTGAAGGACTGTGTTCCTAATAACTAGGAACAAATATCACATACAAACAACAATGGTGCAAAATTGCCGGACGAAAATAAGCTTATTGATTTGTATAATGAATTTATATCCAATGATAGAGTTAGTGTAACAGCATCTGGTGCGCAGGAGTTTAAAGATTTTATACTCATGCAACTTAATGCTGGTGCATAAACTGTTAGATAATATAAATATCATCTTTCACGATTGATATTTTCGTTGGAAGATGTTATTTTATATATGTATGGATAACAATGTAAATCTAAAGGTACTTAAAAGCCCATTATTTTTAGATGAGTTAGTTCGCAGGACTGAGATTTCCTGCTCTAAAAGTTTTTGGCGATTTTGTGACGGTAAACATACTTTAAGGTATATTATTAATCAGGCAGCCGATTCTACAAGTAGGTCCATAATATCTAACAGAATTAGTGTTAAGGTTGGTGAGGAGTTTGAACAAGAGTTTAAACCTACATTAAAGTCTTTTGGATTATCTTGTAAACATATTGATAATTCAACTGCTGATTTTTTAATAAATAATGTGTTATGGGAATTAAAAACTTCTAAGCATAGTAAAAAATCATATTCATTACAAGGTTCAACTCATTCTAATTTATTATGTGAGAATTATATTTTTATCAGATATGAATTAGATTTAGATACTGTTATTAAGTATAAAAGTAAACCTAACAATATAATTAAAGGTATTCATTTTTCTGTGCATAATGGTATAGTTAAAAAAGAATATTGGATAGGTGAAGCAACTAATAATAATAGTAGAACAGTATTAAAAGTACCTAATAGCAAGTTGAGTTTGTTTCAAAAAGGTTTAATATATGGTGAAGTAATACCTGCCAAAAAGTACTTACAGTTTAAAACTATACCGTTTAAGCTGTATGAAATTCAACATAACAACACAATTTTATCCAATATAATAAGATGAAATTAGAACTTAATAAGCTAATATGTGGTAATAATGTAGATGTTTTAAAAACATTTCCTGATAATTGTGTTGATTTATGTCTGACAAGTCCTCCATACGATGATCTAAGAGCATATAAAGGTAAAGTCTCAGATAAAGATTATAATGGTTATTCTTTTCCGTTTGAACCATTAGCTAAAGAATTATACCGTGTAATTAAACAAGGTGGCGTTATTGTGTGGATTATTAACGACGGTACGGATAAGAATGGGTCAAAAACCGGGTCTAGTTTCAAACAAGCTTTATATTTCAAGGAAGTTGGGTTTAATATTCATGATATAATGTTTTATGAGAAAAATGGTTGTTCTTTCCCTTCTAAGAATCGTTATTATCAAACAATTGAATATATGATGGTGTTTTCCAAAGGTAAGCCTAAAACAGTTAGACTTATTGATGATAGAAAGAATTTATGGGCTGGTTTTACAAGTTGGGGAAATCAGACTAATAGAGGTCAAGGAGATGATTTAACTGTAGTAGGTAAGTCTCCTGTAACTCCTGATTACGGTGTTAGATTTCAATTATGGCGTTATAATACTGGTAAAGGCTTTACTACTAATGATGAAATAGCCTTCAAGCACCCCGCAATCTACCCCGAGGCTTTAGCAAGAGATCATATTATATCATGGAGTAATGTAGGCGATGTTGTATTAGACCCTTTTATTGGTTCTGGAACTACCGCAAAGATGGCATTGTTACATAGAAGATGTTATTTTGGAATAGATGTTAATCAAGAATATGTTGATTTAGCCAATGAAAGACTTAGTCATTATCAAACAGAATCTTTTATGGAAGATCAATATAGTGATTCTGCTTTTATAAATAGTCTCCGTAACAAACAAAAAGAGAAAGAAATAAGTAAAAATATTGATATACATAATGAAGAAAGTTCCTCTTTAAGTGACTTATTTTAAGGAGCTAACATGGAATTGTCTGCAAAAGAAAGAAGTAATAGTACTGATTTAAAGAAAATTATATTGACTTGGCCTGATTATTTAACTATGAATTATAAGTTAATTGATATATTAAAAGAAAAGGATCTTAAAATTGAAGCTATATATGGAATTCCTAGAGGTGGATTAATACCGGCTGTTATGCTATCACATGAATTAAACGTACCAATCATATATAAATTCTTTGGGTTTGAATGTAACTTCTATAGTAAAATACTAGTAATTGATGATATATGTGATACTGGTAAATCTTTAAAAGAACATGCATATATCCCAAACAAGATAATAACAGCTACTTTATTTAAACATATTAAAAGTAGCTTTACACCAGACTATTATATTGAAACAAATGATTGCTGGATTAGTTTTCCTTATGAGAAGGAGTAATTATGCCAGATATATGCAAATGTCAAGGTTATGATTGTAAAATGAAAGAAAAATGCTATAGATATACAGCCAAAGATACTCCTAATTGGCAAAGCTATTTTTCTGAAAATCCTACTGAAAAAGATGGTACTTGTAAATACTACATGGAGGATTATAGCAATGATCGACTTTCGTAGAGTTTTAAGTTATAATGATGTTCTTTTAGTTCCACGTTATTCTGGTTTAGATCATGTAACCGATGCAGATATATATTACAATTATAATAATATAAAGTGGGGATTTCATGGTCTTCCTTTAATTAATGCTCCTATGGATACTGTTTGTTCTACAGCATTATTAAAGTTATTACATGATAAGTTTTTAATGCCTGTAACAATTCATCGCTGGTTTAAATCAGTTGAAGACCAAATTAAGTTTTATAATGAATGTAATTTTAGCTTAGAAGACTATGATGTTTTTATTGCTATTGGAAACTTATGTAAATGGGAAGGATGGATTGAAAGACTATTATCATATCGGCGTAGTAATGATAAGAAATTCAGTGTGCTGATTGATGTAGCTAATGGCGATACTAAGGCTACTATTGAAACTGTTAAATATATTAAATCACACTATGATGTTAATATTATGGCTGGTAATATAGCTACAAAATCATCGTTTGCTAGACTTCAAGAAGCTGGGGCTGATTTTATTAGAGTTGGGATCGGGGGTGGATCAATCTGCGAGACCCGCACACGATCCGGCTTCGGTGTTCCAACATTAACTTCAGTTATAGATTGTGCTAAAGAAAAGTCTACGTCTTATCTAGTTGCTGATGGTGGTATTAGTTATCCGGGTGATATATGTAAGGCTATTGCTAACGGTGCTGATATGGTTATGTGTGGAAATTTATTTGCATCTACTAGTTTATCTAGTGGTGAAAAGGTTGAATTAAATGGAAAGAAGTATGTTCGTTATCATGGTATGGCTTCAAAGGAATCTATTATTAAGTTAAATAGTAATAAAAGTGTTGTATCAATTGAAGGTGTTTCTGGTCTTATTCCTTATACCGGTGAGACTGAGACAGTAGTTACTGAGTTACTTGGTAATTTACAAACCGCAGTATCTTATTATGGAGGGTGTCGTAATTGGTATGAGTTTAGGCGTAGAGTTAAAATGAATGAAATTACTAATGCTGGATGGGAAGAATCTAAAACACGAGTACTATAATGAGTTTTGAAATTAAAAATATTGATATTATAGAGGGGTTTAAAACTCTTAAAGATAGTTCTATTGATTTAGTTTGTTGCAGTCCACCTTACAATATCGGTATAGAGTATGATTCTTGGAATGATTTAATGACTTTTAATGATTATTTTGATTGGTCTAAAAGATGGCTTACTGAGTGTTATAGAGTTTTAAAAGATGATGGCAGAATAGCTTTAAATATTCCTTTCGAAGTTAATATGAAGCATAATGATATTGGTAGGATTTTTTTAACTTCAGAGTATTGGAATATAATGAAATCTATTGGTTTTAAATGGTTTGGATTAGTTAGATTAAACGAGATGAGTTCACAAAGAGTTAAGTTTACAGCGTGGGGATCATATCTTTCGCCATCTTCTCCATACATTTATAATTGTGAAGAGTGTGTTTTATTAGCTTATAAAAAAACTCATGTAAAAGAAATAAAAGGAGAATCTGATTTAACTAAGGAAGAGTTTGTTGAATGTGTAAATGGTTTATGGAATTATAGAGCAGAAACACAAGGTTTAACTCAAGCATGTTATAGTTTGGATATTCCAACTAAAGCTATTAAAATGCTTACATATAAAGAAAATGTTATATTAGACCCTTTTACAGGATCTGGAACTACTGGTGTTGCAGCTATAAAACTTAATAGAAACTTTATTGGATTTGAGATTTCTAAGAAATATAGTGATATAGCTAAAGACAGAATACAATATGAAGTTGATAAAAAGAATTGTTCTTTAAATGAAATGTTTGGTAATTAAATTATGGATGATAATGATATTTGTACTTGGTCAAATTTTGGTGGTTTAGAGTGGAAAGCTCAACGTGGTAATATAATTGCTAAAGGTATTAGTAGAGAACAAGCTATAGCTAATTTAAAAGAGTTTGAAAGATCTTTTAATGAAACTAGTTTTACAAGCAGTATTATTAATATTAAGTTAAATAATAATGAATTAATAAATGAAATTAATGAAATTATTAGTAAATTAGAAGTATTAAAAAAACATCTTAATTAAAGGAGTGTGTTATGAAAAGTTTTTGGAAGACTTTGTTGTTTATTGCTTCAATTGTTATTGTTATTATTGTAGGTAGAAAAGTTTATGATTGTTATAAGAAGTCTGTTGGTAATTCTGAACCACCAATGGGTATTTAACTTATAAAGGAGATTATTATGTCAAAGAAAGGCTTAACGGAAATTGTTTGCATTTTAGATCGTTCTGGTTCAATGGAATCTATTAGAGATGATGCTATAGGTGGTTTTAATAGTTTTATTGAATCACAGAAGAAAGTTCCTGGTACTGCTTCTGTTTCATTAGTATTATTTGATGATTTGTATGAAAATGTTTATAGTAATATAGATTTAAATAATGTTAGTTTATTAAATCGTGATACTTTTGTTCCTAGAGGTATGACTGCCTTATTGGATGCTGTTGGTAAAACTATTACTGATGTTGGAGTTCGTTTAAGTAATATGACAGAAGATGAAAGACCTGAAAAAGTAATGGTTATTATTTTAACGGATGGTCAAGAAAATCACAGTTCTGAATATAATAAAAATCAAATTAAAGAAATGATAGAACATCAAAGGTCTAAGTATAGTTGGGAATTTATGTTTTTAGGTGCTAATCAGGATGCTTTTGCTAACGCTTCAAGTCTTGGCGTAAATGTAAACTATACTAGGTGTTTTGCTGCTACTGCTGATGGTGTTACTAAAGCTTATGGTGATATGAGTTTCTTAACAACTAGTTATAGGAATGCTTAATATATGTCAGAAGTTATTGGAGATACTTTTATTATTCAAACAGAAGAACCACAACAATGTGACTTTTGTGGTGAAGTTAAAGAACTAAGACCTTATGGTCCTAATGGCGAATGTATATGCTTTGAATGTGCTATGAAGGATGAAAAAACCACAAATGAACAGTTTAATAAAATTATCTCCAATGTAAAAAACTTAAAGATTAAAATATGAGATTATGTGATATAAAAATAACAAACGATACTGAAGTTTGGGGGCAAGTTAGTCGTTTATTTAAAGCACATGTTTTCTATAATCAAATAGGATGTTATTTTGAAAATATACCTAATGGTAATTTGCTTGGGGATCCAATAAGTCGTCAAGTTATAGTACAAGTATTATTTCAATTTAAGTTTAATATAGAAGCTCAAATAAATGAAAATAAATCTATTCATGAATTTGCTGATATAGATTGATAAGATATTGATTTAAATGAGTTATTAAATTATATTATCTAATCAATATCTATTCGTTATCTATTCAATATTATAGAAAAAAATGTTATATTACCGTTCAGTAACTTTTTTAAATATCATAAAGTATAAGTGAACAATTTCGGATCTATCAATAGTTTCGCAGTTATTTGAAGATTTAGAAAAGTTATAGACTACATTATCATACAAGTAGTATTTTGCTTCAGTAAAAATATCCCATATTTCAAAGCTACCTTTAAGTTCTTGACAGCCTTTCTCCTTAAAGTCATTCATTTTAATAATTAATATACCTTCAGGTTTAATTATCTGATTAAATATCTTGGATGATTCTGTTGCGTCTATATAAAAGTTCTTGTTTCTAGGGGGTTCATAGATTATAATGTCATATTTGGTATCTGTAATTGACCCCTTTAAATTCTTGGACCTATTGATGTCAAATAGTCTTAAATCTTTATCGGTCCATACAGGTGAATAAGAATTATCTAATACCTTTGTTTTCTTATTCTTATTCTTATTTGGATCAAAATAATTCAATACACGGCTGAAAGCTGTCTTAAGATCACATCCATCTGATATGACTGAGTTTAAACCTGAGGAGTTTAAGAATGTTGATTGTAAGTAACTCATATATTAATAAGGATCTTTTTCTCCCGTCAAAACCTTAGATATTTCATCTTGAGTTTTACCAAGGCGCCAATTGTGCTTTCCATGCGTGTTCATGAAGCAAAAACCAATTATGTCGAATCCTCCTTTACCATCTTTCATATCGAATATCTTTTCAAGTTTACCTGTATTACATTTAGGGCAGTTTTCAGGATGCCATAGTTCTTTAGAAGTAGAGAAACTTTCAATATATTCTTCTTCAAAATCACAGGAATTACAGTGATATTTATTTATGGGCATTTGCTTCTCCTTCAATGATATCAGTTGATTTTTTCAATGTTAGGATAATTTTATCTAGTATTTTAAAGTTATTAGATACAGTTGAAAGATTATTAGCTATATCATCTATTATGATTATATTATCAACTGATTCTTTAAAATTCTTCAAGTTTTCTTTGAAAAGTTTATTTATTTCTGATAGGTTTTTTGCAATAGATTCGTAGTTATTTAATATTTTACGTTGATTATTCAAGTCACTTGTTTCTTGTGTTAATATATCTAGAATGTCTTTTTCTTTTTTAATTAAGTTAGCTTGAGCTTTATAATAGTCTTGATTAACTTCTATGAATTTATCTAATAGTACACTAAAACCTTTAATGCCGTTTATCATACCGGAAATTAAAAAACTCAACCAAACTAATAAACCTAATCCACCAACTAATAAACTAATTATCATTATTGTCATGTTGATGCTCCGTCAAGTAAGAGTTATATTTTTTACTCCATTCTTCAAATTGACCAGGTTGAGTATATAAAGCCTGCACATTTTCTTTTAATTTAATTAATAAACTATCGTAGTCTAGTATATCCATTTCGTTCCACATTTTAAATAATGATACATTAATTATATTCCATGTTTGTAGACTGCCTGTTTTAAATCCTTCAACTTTACCTAATGATATTTGTTGTTCTGAAGGATTGTTTTGATTTTTATTAGAATATGAAAGTTCTAATAGTCTAATACATACAAACAAAATTAAAGCTTGAATGATTAGTAATGCTGTTATTCCCATAGAGCCTTTTATAAATGAATGAAATTGTAGATACTATTAATATAACATATTCATATTTATATATCAAGAGTTTAATCAATTAGTTTACTGGCAAAACCGTTATAATTAAACCTTTTGGGTAACATTTATTATCAATTTAGATAATAAAATATACACGTTATTGAATTTTAACTTCTATCTGATTTGACTGCTTTTCTGGTGCAATAGGAATAGTTATTTTCAAAAGTCCTTTATCAAGTGATGCATTAATTTTAGTTAAGTCAAACTTATCATTAATGCGCCACGCCATATTAAATGACTTCTGTGTAATTCCTTGATATGCATAACGTTTTTCTGTTAAACTTGCTTTAGTAATGGGTTCTTTTTCTCTTTTATTATGTGAAATTGAAAGTACATCATCTTTAACATCAATCTTAATATCTTGTTTATCTAATCCTATAGCTGCAATATTAAGATTTAATCCTTCATTAGTTTCATATATATCAACAGGATAATCAATCTTTTTTAATAAAGGAAGAGGGCTAAAAAAATCATTACCATTAAAAAAGTCTTTAAAAAATACATCTTCAAAAATTGAGGGAATATCATTTGTAGTTAAGTAGTTCATACTAAACCTCCTTTAAATGGTTTGTTTGGATTCCCTAAGGTAATCCGATTTTGCCAGTAAACTTATTTCAAATACTATTTATATATTTTACATTACAGGATCGCCATCAGTATTGTAGTTAATCCACGTACGAACGGCTAAATCAGCTGCTTTTTCAAAAGTAACAGTATCTACCGGACTAAAATCACCAGTGGTTGCTTCTGGAATAAGTTCTGCTACTTTTGCCCAAAAAGCTTCTGTTGCTAAAGCTACGATTTTATCTGTTCTTTCTTTTGAAAATACTTCTGTTTGTTCTGTTAAATATCTATCTGCACATTTCATATAATTATTGTTTTTCATAGTTTTCCTTTAGATATCAATATTCATTAGTCTAACCAATTCGTCTGCTATTACAGTAAACATTGGTTTTTTGGATAGAGTTTCTATAATTTTGTCGTTGCCGTACTTATCGTCTTCAACAACATTTAAACTATTTCTTAAAGCCATCATAATATTTTTTTGACTTTCTTCATCAAGATTATCAAAGTATATTTCAATTTTATCAGTTGGTTCGATATTTGTACTATCTGATTCTTCTGGATCTTGTTCCATCAGATAGTTAGCTTTTCCTAAATATTGATCTCTAAATTTTATCATTTATACAATCCTTGGGAGATCTTTAGCAATTCTTGGCCATACATCTTGTATAAGAGTTGCATAAACAGTTTCAGCTAATTCGTCTTCGCCGGTTTCTTCTTTAGCCAATCTTAAAACGATTTCTTTAAACTCTTCACCAGTAACAATTTGGTCTAAAAGAAATTTAGCTGTTTCAATAGCAATATCACCTTCTAAATCCATTGTATATTCTTCAAGAAAACGATCTACTACTTTCTTATCTCTTGTATCCATTTTAATATCTCCTTATTCTGGACTTTCAGGACTTTGTGTTAATCCATACTTATTTATAATATTTGTCTTATCAACTACAGATTTAGCCTTATCATCATATCCTATAAAGTATTTATTGTTTTTGTTTTGATAAATGAAAATTACACCGTTATTTTTTAATACATATCTCCAGCCATTTTTAACTTTATCAGTTGGTTGTATAGAATTTGGAGCTTGTTTTAATTCATTATCAAGTTCAAATGCTAATATACCTAAAGCTTGTTTGTTTTTACTTGTATCAGTTGTTATTTCTGGTTTATCTTCAACATCATTTGTTTTAGTATCTGTTGTATTAGTTTCTGGTGTTTCTTCAGTATTAGTATCTTCAGTTGGTGGATTTTGTTCGTTTTTAATTAGTTCGTCTAGTTCCTTTTGAAGATCTTCGTCTTTATCAAGTTTTTGAGCTTTTTCTTTACTTCCTGTAGGTTCGTCTGTTTTAACAGCTATATAGTTATGTTTAGGATTAAAAGAAAATTCAATTGGATTATTTTTAGAACTTGATGCAACAATCCATTTTCCATCTTTATCCTTAAAAACATATTTTTCTTCTTCGTTAATAAAACAAATATCTTCTACAAATAAATCATATAAGTCTTTATCATATTCAACAGATGCAGCTAAAGGAAATTTCCAATCCTTCCAACTAACTTTGTTTTGTTTCATTTTTTCAGGATTTGGAACTAACGAAGAGTAATCATTTTTATTTATTTCTACTTTAAATGGAATACTTTTACTTTTTTTACTCTTTTCACCTTTTGCTATATCAGACAAACTAAATACATCTTGCGTTTTTTGAGCTGCTATCCATGACTTGAATAACATTCCTAATCCACCCTGTTTGTTAGGAGCAGCAAAGTATTTTTCACCGGAACCATCTATACCTACAAAATATCTATCATCGCCTTCATTATCTTTAATATGAAATAAAACTATAGCACCACCATTATTTAATCTATAAACAGCAGTTGATTCTTGTCTATCTAAAACTTCAGCTATATTATCAGAAGCGTCTTTATCGTTCCATTTACCATTAAAAAGTTCTTTAATATAATATTTTAGTCTTTCTTTATTAGACTTATTAATATCAGCGGTTAGTTTACCAAATATATTTGAATAACCTTTTTGGCTGACTTCTGTAGTATTATACTGTTTTGGTATGATTTTACGTGATGTAGAACCTGCAATTTTTCTAAGAAAGTTCATTGAGTTTCGTGGATCAAAGTCTTTCCAATGACCGGCTAACCATTGTAAACCTAATATTTCATTTAATGGTTCTTCAGTAAAATAGTACTTATTAAATGATACATTATTGCAATTCATTAATATCTCCTTTTATCCATCTTATTTTTGAGCCACCTGGTTTAGTTCTCCAAACTTCAAGCATACCAATACCATTAGCCCATACATACGAATCCTTACCTTCAAATATTAACAATCCATTTACATTGTCTTTTAAGTCTAATAAATAAACAGATTTATTTCCACTATAATATTTATATCCGGACCCTAAATTATTATAAAATCTATCGCGTTTAAAAACCCTATCAAAATGATAAGGTTCTTTAGCTAATGTACTACTTTTTTTACCATCGCCCCAAAATCTTTCTAGCATATTATATTCATCAATAGATATATCAACTATACCTAAATCAGTTTCATTTTTAGTAGTAGTTGTATCTATAGACAATGGAGCTGCACGTTTTTTAGGCTTTAATACCTGATAAAAATCATCATCAATAAAAGAACTAGCTTTTACTAATGGCTGATTTTTTGTTTTAGCTAATGCATCTGCGGAAAATTGCTGAAACGTAGTTCCTATCTTACTTACAAAAAAATCATTAGTCTTTGTTTTATCTATTCCAATAAATCTATTAATATATCCACTTGCATCTTCTGTAGTAAATAATACAATTTTTCCACCGTTATTTAATTCATAAACTGTTATTGCTAATACATTTACAAAGTTATCTAATTTTTCACCTTTATCATCTAGTTCACCAGTATAAACATTTTTAACATATATATCACCTAAATCTTTTCTTAGACGCTTTTTTAAAAGTACAGGACTAACTTTTCTGGCTTTTTCTAATTTTTGATTGTATTCTTCAGTAGTTCTAATTGTGGAAACTATTTCTCTCTTTAAAGTATCAGAAACCTTATCATATGACTTTTCATCAACTTTAGATAGATACTTTAGTTTATCTGCATTTACACCAACAACTCTCTTTTTTAATATATTACTAGTAAATGCTCTACGAATATCATCTAATATACTTTCAGAGATGAAATAATAATTGGTAAAATCCATTTGAATTCCTTGATTGGATAAAATAGTTTCTCTTTATTATTTATATAAATTGAAACTATTTATCCTGATCAAGTTCAACATTCCAATAAATAAATTGTCTCCATTTCTCATTATTCATCATATTAGTTATATGACTGAATTTATTCATTATACTACTAGTAAAATCTTCAGCTAATAATGGAGCGTATGGCTTTTGTAATAGTTTCATTCCTGCTTCTTCTGGAAGTCTATTATTTTTCTTAGAGTTACATTTTAAACACGAACATACTATATTATTCCAATTAGTAGATCCACCCCTACTTTTAGGGACAACATGGTCAAACGTAAACTTATTTAATGAAACAGGAGTTCCACAATAAGCGCACTTACCATGATCACGAACATATACATTTCTACGCGTAAATGGCTGAAAAAACTTAATATTTTTACGTGGCTTAATAAAATATAATAGCCTAATAACACATGGCATATTCATTGCTGTAGACCATGATCTAAGCATCTTATCATCATAAGATTCTAATATTTCAGCCTTATTTGTATACCATAAACATATAGCTTCCTGCCAACTAACTATACTTAAAGGCATATAAGCCGCGTTTAATACTAGTACTTCGTTCATACATCTCCCTAACCAAACAATGTTGTCAGTTCATTTTCTCCATAGTTTTCTAAGCGTTTAAGTGATTTATCTACATATTCCTGATTAATATCTATTCCAATAAATTGTCTTCCTGTTCTTTTAGCTTCTTTAACTGTAGTACCAGAACCTGAAAACGGGTCTAAAATTATATCTCCTTTATTACTCCACGTTATAATATGGTCATGGGCTAACTGTGATGGAAACACTGCCGGATGCCACGCCCATTCCTCAATATTTTTTACATTAGCTGACTGCTCAGTATTTATTATCCATACATTATATCTGGCACCAAATTCTTTCAATGGATTATTTTCAAAGTCTCTACATTCAACTAAGTCATCATCCCATTTTCTTTTGTTTTTAACATTTCCATGATGAGGTAGTTTATTCTTATTATACGTTACATTTTTTCTATCCTTAATTAAATTTACAGACTTAGGCTTACCCTTTGATAAAATAAACATATATTCAAAACACTGGTGATATCTAATTTGGTCCGGATATCTAACACCCGGTTTTTGATATATCATAGTATCATGTAAATTAAATCCTATATCCATAAAGTGTAATGCCTGTCTAAAAGAATTACCTGTTTCTGTTTTACCATCATCAGTTCCATCTACTGTTTGATCTCCTACTACCCACGCAACTACTCCACCCATTTTTGTAACTCTAAACAATTGAGCAGCTAATTTCTCAAAAGGAAACGAAAAATTACCTATAACCTTCTGATTTGTATCTAACTTATTATTATAATTGCGTATAGCGTCATACGGCGGACTTGTAACGCACATATCAATACAATTATCCGGAAAATCAGTTAATACATCTACGTTACTTCCACACACAATATTATTTAAACATTCTTCAAATTTATACATTCAATACTCCTTATTAAACAATGGTGGAAGGTACAGGACTTGAACCTATAAGCCTATTTCTAGGCGGTAGATTTCCAATCTACTAGCTTACCAATTAGCTATAACCTTCCTTAATATTCGCGGTAGTGATAGGATTTGAACCTATAAAACCATTGCTGGTTTAAACAGTTTTCGAAACTGCTTGACTTTCCCTACTGTCAACACTACCTTAATGCTCTTGACTGGACTTGAACCAGCACGGCTTTCACCGGTAGATCTTAAGTCTACTGCGTCTGCGAATTCCGCCACAAGAGCTTATTTATAACCAAACTTTCTAGCTAAATCTACTAATTCTTTTATTTCATTATAAAACTCTGGTGAGCTTTTCTTTTTTAAACCAGTTAAAGATTTACTAGTAGCTTTTCCATTAAAATCAATATGTTCCGTTGGTCCATAACAAGAACAATGAGATAAACTAAAAACATACCAACCTTCATCTTTTAAAACTATCATAGCACCTGATCCTTCATAAGGCGCTGTTGCATACCAATAAAAAGCTACCTTAATATTATAAGCCGTTAATTTTTCAATATTAAAATTATCTAATTCACTAATAGTATAACCACCATAGTTTAAACTATTAGGAATATGATCTAAACTTTTAATAAGTATATTATTATATATTTGTACAGGATAATCAATATGATATCCACAATCACAACAATATTTATGTGAACTATCTTGCTCAAATCCACAACTAGGACATATCATATTTATTCCTTTCAAAACTTAGTTATTACTTTTAAGTTTCCATTTTTTAAAGTATCAATTTTAACTATTTTAACACCATTTTTCTGCCACTGTTCTATAAAATGAATATCAGATTTATTTACAGTAACAGTACTTATATGAGTATTAGTATGACCACAATTTAAAAATAAACACAAAAGTAAAAGTATAATAATTTTCATTTTAATCTCCTTTATATTTAAAATGCTACTGGAGAGACTTGAACTCTCAATCCATTTTAGGCATATAGGTTTGAGCTATATGTGTATGCCATTCCACCACAGTAGCATATTATTTAGTTAATAACTTTATAAAACTTTCTTTAGTAATATTTTCTGGTGACAAATCAATATCTATTTTATCATCCTTATTAACAACTATTTTTGCACCAGCATCTTTTAATATTTCTTTTAAACTTATAGATCCTTTAAAATAGTTTATAAAATAATTCAATGTATGTTTTGAAACTTCATTATTTGAAGAAGTTATATTTCTTCCACCGTCAAATTCACAAAAGTAAAAGTGACAATTATTTGGTGATATATCAATAAACCCTAATACTTTTTGTTTCTTATTTATTTTAGTTTTAGCAATACATATAGATTCATTTGGATCTATCATATATTTTTGATTAAATTCTTTAGCTTTTTTCTTAGCAACAACAATTTTAAATGGAACTTCTGCATTTTCAAGATATTCAAAATTAAAGAAATTAAGCATTAAAAGATATTGACCTTTAGCTTGTTTTTGAACATAAAACAATTCACTTGCTCCTTTTGGTAAAGGTGCTGTTGTATTATCCCCAGAAAACATAATATCAGCTTTTTCTGAACGATAATAACTATCCCATCCATATTTCTTATCAATAGATAATAGAGAAAGATCTAAATCAATTCTATCAGTATCATATCTATTATCTATTTTCTTAGTATCATTACCATTCAAATTATTCCAGTGTACTCCAACAACCATATCAGTAGGTACATTAACATAAGAGCCTGATGGAATATTACCAGTAAACTGTTTTTCAGTTGCTGGTAATGCATATTCTATATCTTTTGGTATGTAAATAACTTTATTTTTAACATTATCACTTATATCATGAGCTATAGAATCCTTTAATATCTTAATCAATTTATTAATTTTAACAGCTTGATGTTCAAATGAAAAATCTGTAGCATAAGAAGATCCATTACGAACTTTATAGACTATAGATTCAGCATCTGATAAACGATAATTTAATGCATATAATAGTCTAACTTTTCTAAAAACATTAACTTTTGATACCTCTTTCTGAAATGTTTCTAAATTGATAGTCTTATTATTTTTCAATTGGGCTGTAATAGTATTCAAGTAATCCTGATGCATTGGCTTATGATGTATATCTGCATATCTTCTAAGTTCATTAATATATCCTGACATTTTATCATGTTGCTTAAATGCAAGAAATATTGGTTTAAAACGAAAAAAGATTTCTGATAACTTAGTTAATTCATAATCCTTTTCATATTGTTTAAAATATTTTATTGTGTTTTTTCTATCTCCACTTAATTTAATTTTATCAATAACAATACGATTTTTAATCAATAAAGTTGTTTGTGTAGCCTTAAATAATATATAACGTAAAAATTCAATTGGCTCTGATGGAACTAAATTTAACTTATCATATAATGCTATTTTAACCTCTTTATTTTTAACAGCACTAATTTCTTGTTCTGTAATTTTAAGAATGTTACATATTTCAATACAATCATTAACACTTTGTTCTGATAATGCAACTCCTGAATTCAAAAGATTTAAAATCTTTTCTTTAATTTGTTCAATAGTATAACCACGAATAACAGATAACTTTATTTTATCATCTTTAATATCCGGTATCTGCAATTTTTCAGAAGGTATATAAACAGCATTTGGATCCGCAATACCTAATGATTCATATCCATATGTTGTAATATAATGAATAAGTTGTTCTATAATTAACTGGTTGATATCCGCTGTAGCAACTTTCTTCCATGATTTATGAAAAGAACTATTCATCTGATCTGGAGTTAAACCAATTTCTTTTTCAACTAATTTAATATAACCATTTAATTCATCTTCATCAACATTAGAATATATTTCTGGCGCAAAAACAAAACCTCTGCTTATAGTCTGTTTAAGAATATTAGCAGGAACTTTTTTCTTAGATTTTTTAATTGAATTAACAACTACGGCATTAAACAATCTGATTACTGCAGCTTTTGGCAATGACATACAAACACTCCTTATGGGAAAGCGGATAGTATTATGGTAGTTTTTTTATTAGGAACTATCTTTGCTTTTAATTTCAAAAAAAGGCGAAAGGTAATTATCTCCAATGATTTTTATTAGGAACCTTTTATGCCTTTAGTTATAAAGGGCGAGAAGTATTATCTATTAACAGTAGGTTTTATTAGGAACTTCTTTTGCCCATTATTTTCAAAGAACAATACAAATATAACATCTTCTTATTTCTATGTCAATATCAGGTGAGTAAAAGATTTGAACTTTTGGAGCCCATATTTAGGCCCTCTAGTTTTCAGGACTAGTGCCATAAGCCAAACTCGGCCAACTCACCGCAATATCATTTATTCCTCTACAGCATAAACATCAGTATCAGCTAATAATAAAGTTGTTGGATTTCCTGATATATCAAATGAAATACCCATTCCGGAGTTCTTTAGAAACCATGCAACTTGACCTACTTTAATATCCATTTCAATTCTTTGAGCATTCTGATAATGACCCTTACCAACTGAAATTACCTTTCCTTTTTGATAAGGCTGAACTTTAGACGGCATAAACAACCCGGATGCTGTCTTCATACTTTCTTCTTCTTTAATAACTTCTACAATGACCTTATTATAAAGAGGAACTAACATAAGTAAATCTCCTGTTAATGGTTTAAATTGACATTTATAATATAATATATTCTTTAATAAAAATCAAATTGGAGCTCGTGGTGAGATTCAAACTCACGACCCGTTTCGGGCTTTTGACGGTTTTGCGGACCGTTGCCTTGTCAACTTGGCGACACGAGCTTATTTGGTTGGCGTTAATGGAATTGAACCATTATCCTCAGATCCAAAGTCTGATACACTATCATTGTGCTAAACGCCAGTTATTTTATTTAAATAAGTAAACCAATAAGTTTTTGCTTTAGCTGATATATAAGATCCTATTTTCTTAACATCAATACCATTTTTAATTATTGTATCATTTTCTTCTTTAATAACATCTTCAAAAACCCATCTTAAATAAGTACCAGTAGATTTCATTTCATATGGTACTCCTAATTCTTTCATCTTATCTATACCTTGTTTCATTCTATTCTCTGTTACTGCATATTCTACAAACTCTCTTATATTATTAACTTCTTCAACATCAATAGAAGCTAATTTTTTAACCTTACTATTTTGATGCTTTTCTCCTTTTACCTTAAATATATATCTAGTTGTATCGTTTATATATTCCCATACACATCCTTCACCTACACCTTCAATTCCAAAATATTTACCAACAGGGCATTGTGCTTCAACTTTCTGTGTAAGTTCAACTAATTTATTTTGTGCTATTTCAGGTTCATTAAAGTTAATATCTAACTCATAATTCTCAAACTGATATATATTAAATACTCTATGTTCTTCATCCTTTAAATGCTTATAATTTCTCATATCCTGATATACATCGTCTATTTTTACAGCAAACAAAACCCACATCTTAGGTAATGAACTAATTGCTACTCCTTTTTGTATACCTTGACCACACCATTCTCCGTATATAACACAATGATCATTAAATTCTATACCTTCAAATAATTTTTCTATATCACAATTAGACATATTTAACATAAAACAACTATTATCATGAGTTATATCTAATACCCTTTCACGACTTTGATACTCATAATGACCATCTTTATATTTGACTATACCACTATTAGTACCATGTAATTTAACAGTTCCATGAAATTTTAATGTTGGGTATGGTGAATCGTGTATATAGATTGGTGTATCATCCTCATTCTTACCTTTAAAATCATGATGTGATTTTACGGCTCTAATAACTTCTCTAAACTGACCAATATCAGTAAAAGTTTTCATGGTTCATCCTTTTATATAATGTAGAAGAAATATACATTATATATCTTATTTTGTCAAGAGTGTTTTGTATTATTTAATTTGGTACGGGTGGAAGGTACTGCCCCTGTCAACCTACAGTTTATCAGACTGTCGTGCAAAACTTTTACACTACACCCGCATATATTTGGAGCACTGTGTGAGATTTAAACTCACGGCGATTTCCTGATTGGAAGTCAGGCCCCTTCGATCAGACTCGGGTCAACAGTGCTTATTTCATAGGCGTTGCAAGATTTGAACTTGCGATCTTCTCGGTGTAAACGAGATATTCTATACCGCTGAAATAAACGCCCATAATAATTTCATCCTAACCATTTATCGTTTGTAAAATTACCATATTCTTGAATTGCTCCATATATGTTCTGCACTAATTTAGTATCATTTACATTTAATCTGACTGTCCCATATGGCAATTTACCTATTTTCTTTTTAGAACTATATTTTGAATAAGAATTTAATGTTGTCTTTCTTAAATTAGTTTGATTTAAATTTAATATGTTTAACCAATATTTTTCAATAGTTTCTTTATTATAAACATTATCATAACAATTTACCGTTAATGTCATTTTTTCTATTGGAACATTATAACAATCCATTAAAAATTTCTTAAAAAATAATATCATATTAGGATCTGAATTTGTGAAATATACTGAATTTTTATTTTTTGATCCTTCTCCCCAATATAACATACAACCGGCTACGTGTAATAAATTTTTTTCTTGGGTTTTAATTTTTCCTAATAATTGATATTGTTTTCGGATTAATTGGTATTTATCGTGACTATATGTATTTCCTAATAGGTTTTTACTTTTTTGATTATGTTTTAATTTAAGTTTTTGTTCGTCTGTTATAACAATACCGCGAACCCATAAACTAACAGAACTTTTGGATACATTTAATTGTTTGGCTATTTTATTAATTGATAATCCTAATTCTTTTCTTAATTGAATAGCTTTTTCTTTTTCAATTGTTTTCATAATCGAACCTCCTTATTGTTCGTACCTATATTTATAGGTAATGGAGGTTCAATTTAGACTTTATATTACTTTTAATTCATCTTTTAAATTATCTATATCTTCACTATCATAATCCCATAAATCTTCAATATCCATTACTAAATCGTGTACTTTAGGATCCTTTTCTGCCGCATCTAATAATTCTTTAACTATTGCATTACCATCAGCAGACTGAATAGTTTCATTAGATACATATTGTCTTAAAGGACTATTTGGTGCTATAACTGCTTTAGCGATATAACCGACTAATAAATCTTTTTCTTCGTCTGTAGCAGCTTCAATACCAGTCATTCTTAACTTTTCGTTTAAGTATTCTTTATAACCCATTTTATATCTCCTAAATAATAGTTTAACTTCATTACTATTATTTATAGTTATCGTACACTAGGTGAGACTTGAACTCACATTTTCAACGTACCAATTACGAATATTCAGTTTATAAGACTGACTCGGTACTAGTGTATATTTTATTATCTCTGGAAGGAATTGAACCTTCATCAAAAGTTTAGGAAACTTTCACACTATCCTTTATGCTACAGAGATATTGATTTCTTTGTGTTCTAAAACAAGTTTAAATTTATATCCGTGTTCTTTATATGATTTAAGTTTATCTTTCATATTAATTTCGTTGTAGGTATAATCACTTTTAATTTCTATTATTTCGTTAGTATCAGGTAAATAAAAGTCTGGGATAGCAATTCTTTGTTTAAGAAGTTGAGAGTCCCAGTAAAGGATTCTTAGTTTTTCCATTTCATAGTTTATATGTTTTTCATCCAGTTCATTACAGTAGTCTAGTTCGTAAGAGCTTCGATAGAAAACTTGTTTACCGTTCCAAGTTTCGTGCCAACCATTTTTATATGTTAAACTTATCCATGTATGTGAAAAAATTCTATTATGAAGAAATGCGTTTGTTATTGCTTCAGACAAATTTCGTTTTTTTATACCTAATGAATCTAATATTTTATTAAAATTTCCGCAGTGATTATGATTATACTTTTCAGCCATTTCAACTGTACTTAATTCTTTATCATAATAATCTTCAATTAACATATTTTTAATTCTATCAAATTCTTCATAAATTTTTATAGTGCCTAATTTAGTTTTATCTAATCCAAAATATTTAATTAATGCAGGTATTAATAGTCTCTTATTACATATATCTTTTCGAATACAAATTAATTGACCACACACTTTACATATTTTATTATTCTTTTTACGAATTCCATCGGAATTTATATAATAAGAACGACATATATCACATTTACATTTTTTCGGATTAGATCTTTTTTCTACTAATATTTCTTTTCCACAAACAGCACAATAAACTATTTTTTTACCTGAAACGTATTGTTTTCTCGAATATTTTGTAGCACATAATTTACTACAAAAATTACCACTACACCATTTACTATACTTACCTTCAAACGTTTTATTACATTCTTTACAATTCATATTCGTACCTCTAATTGTATTTATACAACTAGGAGTACGAATTATTTACCGGTTACAGGATTTGAACCTGTATTTTCAGCTCCAATTACGATTATTTGCTTAGAAGGCAAACTCGGCTAAACCGGCTTTATTCTTTGATCATCCAACCATAGTTAAAAACAAATTCAACTGCAACTTTATCACAATATTTTTTATTCTTTAAAGGATGTTCCATTATTTCATTTCTAACATCTCTATTACTATAAAGAAGACCGCTTAGCCATTTTTTAAACTTTTCTTGTTGATTTACGGTCCATTTATATTTAATATACCATCTTTCATTATCAAAATCAAATGTATTATAATCAGCTTTTACAACTTTACACATTTCTTTTAAAATTCGTTGTAATGATTTACTAAAGTTTTCTTTACTCATTATCAAGCTCCTCTTTATATTTACGGATATATCTCATAAAGAAAATTGCTTTATCATCTCTTAAAAAAGTAGCATTACCAATTTCTTTTGTATCTTTAATAGGAACAGGAAAAATAAATCCACTATCAGTTTTATACCACATTTCACCATCTCTATAAAAGTCAAAATGAACTTTTTGATTTTTAACGAGATCTATTATTTTCATATAAACTCCTTATTAACATTGGCGGGCCTGACGGGATTTGAACCCGCGAATCTCCTGATCGACAATCAGGTGTGTTAAACCAACTACACTACAGACCCGTTTATTTTGGTACTTCCTGAAGGATTTAAACCTTCATCTTAGCTTTCGTAGAGCTAAAGCCTATTCGTTAGCAGAAGGAAGTATATTTTATGCTTGAGACTGGACTTGAACCAGCATGACTGTAAAGTCGTTGGTTTCTAAAACCAATGGGTATCCCATTTCCCCACTCAAGCGTTATTTCAATTCATTTAAATCATCGTTTACTTTATTTTTATTTTTAATTTCTTGAATCGTTATTGCTTTACTCCATTTATTATGTCTGGGATTTCCACACATACTACACGAACACAATTTTGTAGTATTTCTTAATAATTTAGATGTTTTATCTACCCATGATGCATTAGGATCATTAGCGCTTAAACCTTTAGCTCTTTTAATACCTTTTTTAATACCGATTTTTATTCTATGTTGTTTGTTTTTAGGATGCATTAGGACCAGTCCCAGTAACACATATCATTATTTATTTTTGATTGTCTTTTTAAAAGTTCTTCTAAAACCAGTTCTTTAAAATGAATACCTTTATAATCACTTGTTAATAAATGAGATTTTAATTCTTCATCTGACATTTTTGAAACTTCTTCAGTCAACTTAACCATCTCTCCTCTTATACATTTCACACAGTTCTCTACACCATGAAGCTTGCCATTTAGTTCTTTTACCATATTTTCTATGAAGTAATTTCATATCGTTTAAGTTATCTGAACAAATGTTATCCCATATATCATGAAAGACTACATCGTATTTATTTGTTGGTTTATAAGTTAATGCGTCTGCCTGTATTATATTTAACCTATCAGGATACTTCTTTATAAAATGTTCACCTACCAATTTAATAACATCTTCTGATTGCTCTATAACTGTTACATGATCTACTGCATATTTATTATCTTCATTCTTCTTTTCTAAAATAACCTTTAAAGCCACACCTAAACCTAATCCATTAATAAGAACTTTACCACGAGCCTCAGAAAAGAAATCATACATATCTCTAATTTCATCTGGTGTATTAGACATTATCATATCCCATGCACCATCACGCTTAAGACCTTTATAAGTACCCTCTGGAACATATCTACTATTACCATGCATAGCAGAACGCATAGCAGCGAAATCAGCATCCCGTTTAGATACTGTAACTGTACAAATAGACCATTTACCAACTTTTCCATCCGGTATATCAACATCAACCTTTGAAGGAACTTTCCACATATTATATTCCTTTCATATATTGTTTATAGAAATATAATATCTTCTATCATTAAAAATCAATGGAGCCGGTGATGGGAGTCAAACCCACATTTTCCCGATTACAGATCGGGTACTAAGTCAATTTAGTTACACCGGCGCTTTTTCTTTTTCATAGTTAAATAAAAGTTTTGTTAATGTCATTGGATGAATTATCATTCTTCTTTTAACACAACAATGACCAACTTCAACTAATAGTTTATCTTTATTAACATACCAAACTTTTAAATAATCTCCATCATTATTTGTATAATATTCAAAGAATTTTTTAAGTGTTTGTGGTTCCATTAAACTATTTTCATCAATATCATTATATTCTTTATATTCCTTAAAAGTAATATTAACATCTAAATCATATTCTGTTCCACCACTCCATTGATCTACCCAAGAACTATATTCTAAGTTAATTGTAGCTTTACCATAGTATTCTTTTTCGTCACTTAATGTTGTTAGATCGATATTTTCAAGAAGCTCTTTTGTATAATCAAATTCCTGAATATCTCTTGAATAATTTGAATATTCTTCCATACTATAAGGATTATTAGCGGAAAGATTATTAACTGATACATTAATGAATGGTTCATTATTTGTATGATAGTGAATAGAAAATAAAAATTCTGCTTCAAACGTATGGGAACTATGACTATTCATTTGTATATCCTTTCATTATATTATGGCGGAGGAGCGGGAAGTCGAATCCCGAAGCCCTTACGGACGTTAGTTTAGCAAACTAGTGACTTACCAATTAGTCATACTCCTCCTTATTTTCTTCCGGCCTTCGGTATCGATCCGAATTGAGACAACTTATGAGATTGCCTAAGATGCCAACCTTCCGACCGGATTATCTGGAAAACCGGGGTTATGATCCCCGCTGAATATCCTGATTGCAAATCAGGCGACCACCCCAAGCAGTCCCGTTTCCCAATTTAAATTTTATATTGTCTTGTAGAAATATCTTCTAGTACTTTTAGTTTAAACAAATATATCTTATTTTTCGAGTCTAAATTATTACATTGTAGTTGTTTAAAGTATAATTTATTATTTATAGCCACTTTAAGATCTTCTGTTCTTATTACTAAGTATTCTTTTTTACCATGACCTACATGAACTTTAAATAAATGATATGTTGCATAACTTTTTTCAATTCCACTGGTTTTTCCCCAACTTTCACTTTCAACAGCAATATTTCCAGTATCTTCACATCTAAAATCTTCTTTAACTTCAATTGTAAAAAACTTATTATTTTGAGTATTTTTGTACTTTAAATCGTAACGAAAATCATAATTAACTTCCTGCAACTCTGCTACAGGAAAATTAGACTGCATAAAATCAACAATTTCCTTAATAGTAACTCTTTCAACTGCTAAATCTTTTTCAAAATTGTTTTGACCCATATATTAAATAATCCTTAATTATCTCGGAATGACTGGATTTGAACCAGCGTTTCCTTTTCAGGACTTGCTCCCAAGGCAAGTGGGTGGCCAGCTACCCTACATTCCGTTATATTTGGTAGCGGTAAGCGGAGTCAGACCGCTGTTTAATGGTTGAAAACCACTTATCCTAATCGCTAGATGATACCGCCATTTATTATCTTTTTATATTTATAATATAACATTTTCTTTTTGTATATTCAACAAACCATTATCCTAGGGAGTGAAAGTCTTACGGTTTTGCACCAGCTTTCACTCCCACGGAAAAATCTAAGTGGTTGGATTTGAACCAACGACCCACGGGCCCATCCCGCAAGTACTCCGTTCCAAGCGGAGTTGGGATAACCAGACTCCCCACACTTAGTTTATCTTGGAGCATCAGGACTTAAACCTGAATATAGCAGCTTCAGAGACTGCTGACTTATCATTAGTCTATGCTCCAGTAAATTTGGTGCCGCCTCTTGGAATCGAACCAAGTTCTCGAGTTCTTCAGACTCGTGCAATGACCACACTTGCTCAAACGGCTTAACTTGGGGTGATAGACCGGATTCGGACCGGCGATGGATCATTTAGATCTCTAGTGTCACAAACTAGTGCCCTCGGCCTCTAGGCGACTATCACCATAATTGGCTGGTGAGGAGAGATTTGAACTCCCGATTGGGCTTACGCCACGTCAGCTTAACAGGCTGATGCCTTCGACCAAGCTAGGCTACTCACCATTATAAAACAATGCCCCCAGTAGGATTCGAACCTACGATGTGACTGTAATAAGTCAACTAGATTAAAAGTCTAGACCCTTCGACCACTCGGACATGGAGGCTTTTGGCACGAACTGAATGATTTGAACACTCATCTTAGAAATTTGGAGTTTCTCGTTTTACCATTAAACTAAGTTCGTGTATATTTTTACTTCTTTATGTTCTAATATTAATTTTACTTTATATCCATGTTCTTTATATGCTTTAATTTTATCTTTCATATTTTGTTCATCATAAGTCCATGTACTTTTAATTTCAATTATTTCATTTGTTTCTGGTAAATAAAAATCTGGAATAGCTGTTCTTTGATGTAATAGTTGACTATCCCAATAAAGAATTCTAAGTTTTTCCATTTCATAATCTATTTTCTTTTCATCAAGTTCTTTAGCAAAATCTAATTCATAAGAGCTTCTATAGAAAACATGTTTATTGTTCCATGTTGTATGATAACCTGATTTATATTTTGTATTATGCGGTAATTGAAAATTATTATTTTTAATTGCTAAACTTACTGCTTCTGATAAATTTCTTCTTTTTATTTTTAAACTATTTAATATTTTATTAAAATTTCTATTATTGTTATGTTTATATTTTTTTGCCATTTCAACTGTACTTAATTCTTTATCATAATAATCTTCGATTAACATATTTTTAATTCTATCAAATTCTTCATAAATTTTTATAGTGCCTAATTTAGTTTCGTCTAATCCAAAATATTTAATTAATGCTGGAAATAATTGATGCAATTTACATATATCTTTTCTAAAACAATTCCATTCTCCACAAATATTACACTTGGATTTTACTGTCTTTTTACCATTTTTATTAATAAATGATTTGTATTTTTTACATTTATCACATTTACATAGTTTATTACTAGATTGCGAATGGGCTTCAATTTCTTTACCACAATTAATACATTTAACTGTTTTAGTTGAAAATATTAAATGATTTCCGTTATATTTTGCAGTACAACTTCTCGAACAAAAAATTCCACTGGCCCATTTACTATATTTTTCTACAAAATCTTTTCCACAATTTTTACATTTCATAATTGCTCCTTCTTTGTTTAATAATATTTATATAAAGAAGGAGCAATTCTAGTTAAAAATTTAAATTATTTTATTGGGTTGTGAAAGAATTGCACTTTCATCCTACTGGTTAAGAGCCAGAAATTCTACTGTTAAACTAACAACCCTAAAATTATATATTGGTGAACAGGGTAGGATTCTAACCTACATAGCCTAAGGCGAACGGGTTACAGCCGTCTGATTTCGACCACTTACCATCCTGTTCATCCAAGATGTACTTATGTTAGTTCCACGAAATGTCAAAGAGCATATAAAACAAAGGGAGTCAGATCTTTTCGGACCTGACTCCCTTTTTAGATTCTTTTAGAGGTTATCAGGTCATTCGCTTTGGTCCTTTTTCTCTATTACTTGGCTTATTAATGAGCCATGTATAGGTATCAATGACCAAGGCTATAAATCGTGCCGTGGGCATTGAGGATTGCGGTGAATGTTGATAACATAAAGACATAATTTTGTTCCTTTATTCTTATTTATATGGTTGCGGAGAATAGAGTTGAACTATTTTCTCTAGGCTTATGAGACCCAGAAAGATGCCGACCTTTCCCTGCCGCACATGTATTTATACAAATATAACATTATTTTATTCGTTTGTCAACAATTATTTTAAAATAATATACTGGTCAACCACTCGCTGCCCACCAGGATTCCTCACTAAGACATAATATCTTAGTCCATTACCTGCCTAAGCATTGTCCGTTGTGTATATTATTTCAATAAATATAATACATTCTTTTTATATTGTCAAGATATATTTATAATTATTTTGAAATTTTACCTTGTTTTGCATCTAATGGAATACCTTTACAATCTATTACATTATTTTCTTTTATATTAGTTTGATTTTTTATACTTTCAATTTCTTTTAAAAGGTATATAACACACTGTTTTTTATGTTCATTTGTAAGTATATTCCACATATTATCATTTTCAATATAAGATTTAATATTTCTAATAGATAGTTGTTTAGTATCAATGTTATAAGTATCAGACAATATAGATTTTTTAAAGTTATCTATAAGTTTGTCTATTGGTTCAAAAAAGTCTGTTTTAATATTATATGGCATTTTTTCTTTTGATTTTAATTAATCCTAATATAACAATTTCTTTATTAGTTATTTTTATAATAGGTATTGAAAATTTAACTTTCTTTAATAATTTCATGTAAATATTTATAGTTTATATCAGTATTATTATTTAAAATATCGTTACATATAGTTACAGCAGAATTTTTAAGTTCATTTAAATCACTATTATTATCAACAATGTAGTTATATTCCATCCAGTTATCTAAAGCTGTTTCTGAGTCGTGCTTAGAGAATTCATTATCATTATTATTTCTTTGGATTCTGATTGATGTTGTTTGATATTGATTTTCGTATAATATATCGTTAATAGTTGTAATTTCGTTAGGAAATCTAGTATCAGTGAATATAATAATATCGCTATTTGAGTTTAAAATTCTTTGTTGAGCTTGTTTGGCCCACCAGCAATCATCTACCCGTTTCCTAAAAATTTCTGTGCCATATACTTGTAGAATAATTCTTGTTAGTGGAGTTTTATTTTCGTACCAATTTTCATCCATTATTTTTAGTTTATTAACAGCATATTCAAAAGCTGCAATAATAGATTGTTTAAATATAGCGTCTCTATCGTTAGTGAAGTTATATACGTTTGTTCTAATTTCTTCAGCTATATTATTTAATTGATATGTTAGTTGTTTAAAGTCTTCTTTACAGTTATCTTTAACGCCTTTAGCAAAAGCGTCTATTGAAACTGTATATCCTTTTTTAATAAATTCTGTTTGTAAAAATTCAGTAAGTTTATTTTTACCTACTTGCATTTTACCGCACATCAAAATAACTTGTTTCATATGTTTCAATCCTTTATAAACATTTAAAGTTATTCAGTTAAAAGTTGTACTGTAATATCAATATAATCGGTTTCTATTTTTCCTTCAGTAATAGTTCCGTTAATAACTTTAACTTTACCACAGTTACATTTACCATTTTCTTCAATAGTAGTACCGCAGTGAATACATTTAACTTTTTTTAAAATTTTCATAATCTCCTCCTAATCATCTTCGTCATTATCATCATCTGCTTCTTCATTTTCCATTTCTTTTTCAATGGTTTTTTGCATTTCTTCTACAAATATATTATTACGTTTCATTAAATTACCGTCATATTCTATATCATCATCGTTTACATTAGTATAGTCTATTAAAGTTTTTCCACAAACTTGACATTTTAAAGGTGCTTCAGGAATTTCTTTTGGTGATTTAAACATATATATTCCCAAACCGCATGTACATTCTACTTCTAAAAAACATCCATTAAATATATTATCATTGTTATCAGGATGATTTTCTTTAATTAATGCTATTTTATTAGTTATTATATTATTATAATAGTTTCTTATTTCTTGTTCGGTTACTTCTGATTCTTTTTTACCATCTTCCATTATATCATTAAAACGAGAACTATCTAAACATAAATCTATGCCTCTTAAATCAATATTAATTCCGTTATTTTTAAGAGAGTCTAATACAATAGACTTTATCATATGAATTCCGTTCACAAATCCTATTAAATAATCTCTATTTTTAACAACTATTGGGACCCATTGATTTTTATTATCGACTTTTGGCGGTATATATTTCATTGTAACTCCTTCAAATGTTGTTCTCATAACTATTTATATAGCCGCCGTTTTTCCTTTCCCATATTTATAAACATTTAATATTTGTTGGATTTGATCTTCTTCTAATAAATTAATATATCTTTCAGCATCTTTTAGTCCAATCATAAAATATTGAGCTATTAATTGTTTTTCTTCTTGATTTAAATCCTTAGATTTAGATATATATTTAAAGTATTGCTTTCTTTTAGGAAAAATAGATTGAAAGTATCTGAAGTGAGTTTCTTTAGGAACATTAAACTTATTAATTTCATTAACAATAGGCAAATAAATATCAACCATACTAATAAATCTATTTATCATGTATGGTTGATAATCTTTTTTGATTTCTTCGTTATTAAAATCTAATTGTTCTTTAGTTTCAGTTAAAGCTTTTAAAAAATCAAAAGGTTTCATTTATTATCCAATTTTTCAAGTGCTTTTTCAATATCAATACTTTCAATAAGTTCAATAGCAGATTCTTGACCAATATCATATATTGTATTTAATAACTTAACTTGCTGCTTTTTACTAAGCCCTTTAGTATCAGGAATTCTACCTTCAGCTTTATTTACAACTAATTCTTGATATTCCTCACTATTAATTTGTTTAATAACATATTCTTTGACTTTTGGCCATACCATTTTAATAGCTGCTTTTTTAATCCATCCTAACATAATACCTCCATTTACTTAGATATTGTTGTATAACCATTATTTTCTGATAACATAATACTCGAACCATTTGGATAAGTTGTTGTATAATACATTACTGTTGTTAGATTATAAAATACTATAAAAATTTCACTGTTATGGAACACTCTTGTTTCAATATCAATAATATCAATATCTGTTTTTTGTAAAAATGTTTGAATTGAATCAACGTCTGTAAAAATTGCTGCTTTCATATAAATCTCCTATGGTTTAACTATTAAGTATCTACTTTGATTGTTTGTTAAAACTCTACAATCAATATGAATCCATTCCATTCCTTCAAAATCTTCAACTGTTGTTATATATTTAAAAGCTTCTTCATTTACATTATTTATAATGGTTTTTCTGACTTCACTAGATTCAATATCTTGTACTAAAAAATCAATAGCTCTACCATAAGAATGTTGTGAATATTGGCTATAATATGGTGAATTACTATAACGTATACCGGACCATTCTCTATTTCCATTAATATGCCAATTATTAATAGTTATAGGTTTATTAAAATATTCACGAATCATATCCATAGTCCAAAGCATACGCCAATCAATTAATGCTATACTTTGTTCACCCCGAACTTTATAAGTTTCAGGATCAACAAACTCTTTAATTGTAAAATGTATTAAAGTGTAATTATTCATATATCAAGATATTCTGTTGGATTATTAATTTTAATTATTTTATAGTGTTCATCTTCTGTAGGTGGTTCAAAAGCTGCTTTCATTCTTTCAATAATTTCATTCCATTTATCTTTAGTATAACCTCTATCATCCTTCATACGATTTTCTAAGTTATTATTTTCATTAAACCATAAGTAAATAATATCAATAACTCTACTATAATCCATATGAAAATATTTGTATTGCATATAAATTTCATTAATAAGATTAGTAACTTCTAATCTTCTTAGCTTTTTAATATGTGTTTCGTCAACTATTAGATCAAAATTATGTTCTATTGCTTCTTGAATTACTAAATCGGTTGCACTTTTTATAAAATTTTCATATTTATTATCAAAAATATAATTATTTCCTTTAATCATATATCTAAAAGCATCTTGACTTACTATTATTGCATTTTCATTTTGATTAACATAATTTTTAGCCCAAGTAGATTTACCGGATCCCGGTAACCCTATTAATAGAAAGACTTTCATAGTGCTAACTCTATTATTTCTGATTTAATTTCTTTAACTTTAAATTGATTTGTTGT